GCTGTCGGATTCGAAGTCGAACCGGTATAACTAACACCGAAAAAGCCCGGTGCATAGCTGTAACGCCAGATAATGTATTGCTTACCTCCGGCAGTCAATTCGTCTTTGTAAGGTATGATTTCCATTTCCTGCTGATAACTCAAATGGAAAGGCTGTCCTTTGAAAACATAAGTCGGGTATGTATCCGGTGAACCGCTGATAACGGCACAAAGTGTGTCATTTACCCATACTCTTTTTCCTACGTATGTTGGTATAGTGCCCTGAGTTATAACATTATTTAAGAATACGGGGGCTTGTATCATTGATATAAGATTTGCCTTTAACAAATCGTTATATACCTTTGAATGACAAATCATTGTATCCATTTCAGTTAACCCAACTTCACCGAGCAAGCTCTGTAAACCGTCAAGAATCGTATCGGGTGATATTGTGCCAACCGACCCGTCGTAACTGTGAGTAGTCAGCAAACAGCCTGATGTTGTAAATAAACCGGTTAAAATACCAGCGAGGAATGTTTGAACATTGTATAACATATTAGACGGAATCTGAGGCTTTAACAAATCTGTGAAACTGATTCCCCCTGTTAGCCTGTCAATGTATGTATCTGTGATGTTGTTTTCCCTGTGAACAACGGGTGCGAATTCCTCGTAATCTGTTAAGGCGTTTGCACTTATCGTTGAACTTGTCGTAATTTGCGTATCCGATTGTGTTAAAATCGTATTTGCTTTTTTCATTCTGTATCTGTTATCCCCGAATTTTATAGGAGGGTTCGGGTCGAGATAAACCGCTCCCTGATTAACTACATTGTTAATCGTGTAGAGTGATTCAGCCAGCCAGTCCTTATAAAATCGTGGAACTACGTTTCCTAAAGCCATAATTGTCTCCTATGATTTAAATTGTGTGTTTACCATTTCCTTTAACATTTTTTGATAAAGAGCCGGATTTGTTGCGTGTAAATTCGATATTTCTTCGGCTGTCATTTCTGTTAAAGGCTTTGTTGTTGAACCTCCGGGCGTGCCTTCGCCTCCCGGTGAGTTCTGAATTAAATTGAGGTCTCTGGTTACAATTCTCAACTGGGTAATATCAAAATTTTCGTAATCCTTTCGTTTTACCTCTGGCAGTTTGGAAAGTAATTCGGTTTTGATTTCAGTCCTCAAAGTCTCAAGTTCCTTTTGAGCTGTCTTGAATTGATTAGCCTCAACTTCTAAAGAGGTTACTTTTGTTTGAGCGTCTGTAAGCAGCTTTTCGGCTGTTTCCTTTGCAAGCCGGTATTTTTTGGCTTCTTCGTTCAGCTCCTTTTTGGCTTTTTCGTAATCCTCTTTTTTGATGAAATTTGCTGTGTCCACAGCACCCGCTCCGGCTTGTGGGATTTCTATCCCTAATTCTTTTAGCAGTTCTTCCTTGTTTATGTCTTTTAGAATTGCTTTCTGTTCATCTGTCATTTTATCCCTCTTGGATTTGTTGTAAAAAAAAAGGGCATTCCCGGTTTCTCCCGAAAATGCCCTAACTTATTGATGGCATAATTTTAATATCTGTTTAAGCTTCCATTTATCTTTGCATTTTTTTATAAATGTATGAATATCATTTTTAAGTTCTTTGATGTCGGCACTTTGAGTATCTTCATACTCTTTTTCGATTCTGTTTATTTTCTCCATCAAATCAGCTAATTCAATCATGTCTATCCTTAATATTTGCCTTCATTTGTTTTTTAATGGCTTTAATTTCCTTTTCCATTTCCAGTAATTTTATTTGCAAATCATTATTTTCTTTGATTAAATTTTCATTCATCTTGCGGAGTTTGTATTCCTTCTGCTGTGCCTGTCCTTTGGTCAGGCTCTCGAATGTCTGTTCCGGTGTCATTGGCATTGTAATTATTCCCTGTTTGTTTTACATAATCTAAATTTTGTTTGATGAAATTAATTGCGTCATTATCATTTTTAATCATATCATTTCCGGTTAATTTTATGACATAATTCAGCGGGGTCATTAATCCAGCCCTGTATAATTCCTGTGTGTATTTCAATTCGTCTAACGGCTCTGCAAATGTCTGTGTTTCAGCAAAATCTATTCTTAATTCTACCTGAGCAATGTTCCTTCCAGTCTCAACATTGTAAACATAGATAATATGATTAATTAGCTCCTCCTCAAAATCCTTCAAAGTGTTAATATCGTCATTCCTTAGTTCCTCAAGTTCTAACCTGTCAATTTTCATAGCAACGCCACTCTGGAGGTTTGCCGTATTGCCAATCATTGAATTAGGCAAACCTAAATTACGCATGGTATTTTTAATCATGGTTTCAGCTGCAATATCAATTTCATTCCAAATCGGTGTGCCTGTAAGTCTTTCTATGTCTGATGGTTCTTCGGGGCTTTTATCGTTAATAACCAAAGCAACGCCAGGATTAAGCGTGATATTTTTGGCAGCTTCGGCTGTAAAATTCTTAAGAATCCATAACCCGACTCCCCCGTAAATAAGATTTTCATTTTTAAAATACTGAATAGAATTATATATTAGCTGTGATTTAACAAGTTCCCAGAGCCCGCCCCCGTAAATATCAGGATTATCCGAAAACCTTAGAAAAACAAAGGGAATTTTACCGTATTTATTAGGAAGTTTTGAGTATTTGTTTTCTTTGCCATTGTTAATTTTATAGGTAAAATCTACTGAATTGCCGTCAATGTCAGCCTGCCAGTAATATTCATTATTCCAGCAATGAAAACGATTTGAAACAGAACCGTATTTATCAACGGTATGAAATGGAATCCATATCTCAATTAAATTATCGTAATCGTCTTTCACGAGCCTGTAAAGGTCAGGGGTTAAATAATCGAGTATCCATTTTCCGTTTACCTGCCGTAATCTTACAGCACATTCATTCACTAACTTTGCCGATTGATAGATTTGTTTGATTAATTTATCATACTTACAGGTTTTTAATATTCCGTTTAATTCATCTTTTTGATTATCAGGTAAATTAAAATCTCTTGAGGCTTTTTGATTATAAACAAAACATAAATTTTGTAATATTCTTTTTATAACTGTATTATCAGTAGGTAAAATAGGAAAACTTTTATTAATCGGGTCTGATTCTTTTTCGTAGGCTGTGCAATTCTTTAAATAGCTATAAAGTAATTTACGCCTGTCCTCTTCTCCTAATTCAGAATCATGTAAGAAACAGGTTGCAGCTCTGATATAACACAAATCGGCAATTTGCCATTTAAAATTAGTATTCCCCCACAATGAATAAAAATCAGCATTATAGGCGTCAATGTAAATTGGACGGGAATTTCTTTTTATTCTATCAATATCATGTGAAAACATTATATTCTAAACACCTCCTGCCCGCTCCTAATAGGATAAAAATTGTAAGTGTCATAACTTAAAGCGTCTGATGGGTGAGTCCTTTCGGGGTCTCGGTCATCTAACTGAGTTCCGTTTTCCCGCCATTCAACCCGCCTTAAATCGTCTATCAAATATTTACAGCTTTTATCAATGAATAACCTGTGTTCGCCATTAGCATTTTCTAACATTGAATTTAAAGAAGCAACACGGTCTCGAATACTCTTAACCGCTCGGGTTTTAACATCATAACCTTTGAAGTTTTTAAACCATTGTTCAATGATTTGATAATCCGAACGGCTGGCAGCACTCTTATTGAAATGTCCGGTGTTATCACCGGTTATTGTTAGATTACCTGTAAAATTATTATCAATTAACCACCGATAAACCGCCTCGCACATTCCCTGAGTGTTTGAATAATGATAGATAAACTCTTTGGGAATATAGACTTTATTATCGTAATGCTGAGAAATTAAACAACTCATGGGCTTTTCTCCGGTGTTGAAATCCCAGCATAAATGAGTTTCAACAGAGGGATTAAATGAAACATTGGTTATATTATAATCAGAAAAGGTATAATAAACACTCGCACCGATACTCTCAAATGAAGCCTCAAATTCCTGCCTGAAGGTTCTGATATCCATTTCATTTTTTGCGGATTCTATTTCTTCGGCTTTTACCCAGCCCCCATCAATCGTTTTGAATGAATAAGAAGAAAAGATTGAATCCGTGTGAATATCATAAAACCAGTTTGATTTACCGTAAGGAGTTCCACAAATAAGAGCTGAGCCTTGTTTATCTGATAAAGCCGGTCTGATTACTTCAAACCATGCCTCTGCGGGAACGTCTTTGACTTCGTCAATTGCTGCAAAGTCATAACCTAATCCACGTAAGGAATCGTAATTATTAGCTCCGGCTAAGATTATTTCTGAATTGTTTTTTAATTTGAATATTAAATCTGTTTTGTTTAGTTCCAAAATTGTAGGCTTTGGAATGTAACGGATTAGCAAGGGTAACATTATTCTACGAGCCATTTTCAAAGTCGGTGCTAAATAGCAATTAACGGTATTATCATTTGTGAATGCTTTATTGATTAATTCATAAACGATTAAATAGGTTTTACCGAACCTACGCCCTGCTGAGAGTGAACGAAACCGGCTTTTATCGTCCATGACTTTACAATGGTTACTATGGAATCTTAATTCAACTATTTGCAGCCTCTTTTATTACTTTAACGAAATCTTTAATATCCATGTTACTTTCTTCGTTCTTCGGTTCTCTCTGATTTAAATACTGTTTACCTAACCAGATTTGCATGGTTACATTACCATTTATAGCAGATTTTAGTTGTAAATCACGCAAAAGACCTTTGCCTTTTTCCCTACCTTTTTCAACAATATCGGAAAAGTTATTTCTAATAGTTTTATCGGTAACATCAAAAAAAGCCCCTATTTCTATATAAGTCCAGAACTTTTCGGCTAACATTTTCACTTTTTCGGGGTCTATATCGTTTTTCTTTCCTTGCATTAATAATAACTTTTAATACCATCTAAATAATTTTTTATAAAATCGTAACTTTCTTTATTATTATTTATAGTTAAATTTTCTAAGCGTGGATTTGAAGTAAAATTCGCTGAGCCAAGAATTACATAATAATTATCATTTATTTTACAATTAATAATTTTAGCATGGTTTTTGAAAACTTTAAATTGATATTTATTTTTATTAAAATAATTTTGTATCTTAGAAAATACATGAGGTTCTCTCTGGAATAAATACTCACCAACGAATAAATTAGGTTTTAGTATTTGTTGATTATCAATCAATTTTATTAATTCATCAACATTCACATCATTCATAGTCCAAGTAGATAAATAGCACTCTTCAATAACACCATATTTACCGGCTAAAAAAGGCAGTATTTGGAAATAATCAAATTTACCCTGACACAAGCATAATATCATATCATTGGGTTTTGGCATTTCGCATAACAAAATATTTATGGAATTAACTTTTTTGAAATATTCACGGTTATTAGTTATTTTTTTAGAAATAAAAATTTCCTCAGGTTCAATAGAATGTAATTTATTTTCTTTTTGTTCAATTAAAGATGTTCCCCAAATATCATTAATTTCTGTCATTATTATTTCCCTGCAATAGCTTTTATTATTTGTATTCCGAAACTTGATACGGCAGCTATAAATGCAACGATAACGCTAACCAGTGTTCTATGGATTTTTGAATTAATACCTTCAATGAATGAATCTAATTTAGTTTCAATCCTGTCGAGTCGTTCATTAATCATTTGTTCGATGTCCGTCATATTTCTTTCATGGTTTCGGATATAATTGTTTAATAGCTGACCTTTTTGCCTGTAAACTGTCCGCACTTGCGGGTCTGTTTTCCATGACCTTTTCCCAAAGTGCAACTACCATTTCCTTTTCAGTAATTCCTTGCTTGAAATATTCATTTTGACGATGTTCTAAATAGTTCTGTTTATTTTCTGTCTCCACACGAAGTAGAATAGCAGTCTCTACTTCGGGGCTTTTTGCGTCAATCCATTCAAAGCCTTCTTTTAGTTCATATTCACTTGCAAATTTCATATCTGATATACAAACCGAATCGTCAAGCTGTTTTGTGGTCTTATTGAATCTTACAAACATCTCTATCCTGTTAAATTAACTAAGTGAAACATTGAATTATTATCTAAGCAAAGAGCAACCGGCTGAGCTAATCGTGTTTTATTCCAGAACCAACAACGCTGTGCTTTTAGATTATATCTTGTTTCGTTAGAAGTTGGCATTAAAGCCCTAAATGAAATTGTTTGAATCTTTCCCGAAGTGAAAGCGAATGAATTAGCTGCATTAGATTTTAAACAATAAATTGACTGACTCACAGCATAATAGCCACCCCAGTAAGTATAATTTGATGTATCTATTGTTATTTGCATACCCATACTTGAGCAATTTGCAGTCGTCCAGCTATTTGATGAATCGCACTTTATTGTTTTAGTTCCACATGAAACGAAAACATTGTCCGATGAGTCAATAGCTGCCTGATAGGGCTGGTCAGTATAACTCGAATCATAGATTGTCCAACTACCGCCCGATTTTCGTGCAACTGTGGTTTTGCTTGATGTTGCTGAAGCATTGTTAAGAAATGAAACAATCGGATTATTCGATGAATCATACATTATAGCCCCGAAATTAGACGAAGCACGTAAAGTTGAAGAATTAATATACTCAACCGAGCCCCAACTCCCGCCAGTTCCCGATGTTCTGTTAAAATAATAGAACTGTTCATAGCTTTCGGAATTACGACCAACTGCTAAAAGATGAAAACCATCGGCAGCATCACACACTAAATCTAATAAAGTTTGAGTATAGGAATTTTGAGTTGTTAAATCAGATACTGCCCCCCATGTTGCAGTTCCTGCATTATAAAAATGAGCGTGGATATTGGCATACGACGGATATGTAGAATTCGGGGACATATAGGCACAGACTACATTTCCAGACGAATCCACTGCTAATCTTGCTTTAACCACTGAATAACTTGTAACTCCGAACGACGAGCCGAGTTGTGTCCATGTGTTGCCTGAATCAGTGGATTTGTAAACTGAAATACCACCCTGATAGTTAGAAATACCCGTCCCATCAGCTACCCGTGCCTCTATAAGTGCAATATAAATATTGTTTGATGAATCTAAATACCAAGCAATCATGTAACTATCACCAGTATTTATAAAATCCCCGCCAGGCAGTCTAAGATTACAGTATTTAGCTGTTGTTTCGCTAATATCTAAATTGACCTGACTGGTTTCTGATGTTACTGATAGTTTACCGGAACTCGAATAGAGTTTTTTAAATTCTAAATCCACACTTGTTTTTTGCTTAAAAACACCAACACCCGAATCTCCGACGTTTGAGGCTGTGTTTGCCTCACCTGAAACAGATAAATCCTGCTCAGTCAGAGCCTTGTTAGTTGAGTCCCATGTAATTACTTTTGTCATGCAAGAATTAACGGCATACTAATTTCTGTTGTAATTGTAGTAGTTGAATATGCTTTTCCAAGTTCCTGAACAATATAAGCTGATGTTGTTGGCGGTGTTGCTGTCGGCGCACCAGCCACTGAACCAGATAAGAAGTAATTCGCTCCGAGAGTCAAACTTGTAAGTTGTGTATTTTTTCCCTCGAAGTAAACGGTTGCACTATTGCCTGACGTTACAGCAGCTAAGACAAAACCATCGGCTTTCTTAGCCACACCTCCTGAAGCGTCAGCTTTCCGCACTTTAATCGTTCCCGAATCGTTCCAGATATTAACAAAATCCCCCGCAGCTAAGTTTTCACTTGCAACGATAGAGGCAGTGTCCGCTCCAACTCCGACGGGCATCATTGAACTATCTAAAAGCCCCGATGAATCGAGAGCGGGTATTTTCCCTGCATCACCCGCACCTGCGGATGTTTGGATTGAAGCCTCTTCTTGCGGAAATCCCGAAGTCCCGACCTTTAAATATTTGTTACCAGCCATTGTAAAACCTCCTAATTATTAATTATTGGTAAATTGATATTCACAATTAAAGTATCTGAATCCTGAGCCACACCGACGATTTGAACAAAGCCTGTCGGCATTGTTGCCGTCAAAACTCCATTAGAATTAAAAAAGTAATTTGAATTTGGTGTTAAACCCCAGCCCGGATTTGTTAATTTGCCCGCAATTTGAATATTTACTTCAAAACCGGTTGTAACCGCCCCCGTGCTTATTCCAACAACTTTGCCTGCATGAGTAATATCAGTTGAATCAGCCAGATAAGCTAAACCGTCAGAGCCGACTATAACAGCACGATGTCCGTTAATGTTTTCGCCTGCAATTAGAGTTAAAGTGTA